TATTGTCATAACCACGTGTATACATACGTAGTTGCTCTTCACCAACAACACGTAACAACCAGGCACCACGTAACAATACAAACGGTTTCCAAAAGTCTGAATAGTAACTATCTATAATTTTAGACATTGTGCCTGCACGTATATTTGCAGGTAACTTACTAAACATATCTATTCCTGCTTCTGACGCTTTAGCTCTAATCAATGACATAGAGTTCATAGCTCTGGATAGTTGTCCTGGATCTGGTAAAGGTATAGTTCTATTTATAAACTCTGTTAACAAGTGTGGATCAGGATTAACAAATGCTTTGTTGTCAATTATTGTTTGACTTATCTTTGCACCAGGATTAGCAACATTGTTACCTGTAACTGCGTCAATAAAATATGCACGTAGTTCTGGTAAGTAATCTTCAAAAATTCTGCTAAATGTAAATGCGTCCTCTTTGTTTACACCATAATTATCTACTAAATCATCTGTAGCAAATGTAACCATATCTTTTACAACGTTAAATAATCCTGTTTGATCGCCATCTTCTAGTCTTACAGCTCTATTTATAATTTGATCTTTAGCAATAGGATCAACAGTAGTTTGATCTAACCAACCTTTTATGTTAGATACTGCGTCATCTAATTGGTTGCTGTCAACATATCTATATGGAAACTCACCTGCGTATGTAGATAATATTCTTGCTGATCTATTAGGACTATCCATAAGTTTTGTCTTAATTACTTTTTTAGCACCAAATAATTTACCTGTACCTTCTGGTACGCCACCTAGTAACTCTTCTGTTCTACCGCCTAAAAATCTACCTATTGCACCTACTGTTGGTGCTTGACCTGTACCAAATGGACCAAAAGGATCTTCTAAAAACTCTGTCAATAAGTTTTGCATAGCAGATTGTTTTTCTGCTGCAGACTTTGTAAAGTCTTGTGATATATCCATAAACGCTGCAATAGCTTCTCTATCTGTAATACCTGTTAACTCCATAAATTTATTAGGACTATCTAGTTCTGCCATGTAATTTATAAGTTGTTTACCACCAGGATCTTTAGATAGATAATTAGATACAGACCTACCAGATATAAAAGGCAGTCCCCAACCTTTATTAACTGCACCTATGTATTCTTTTTGTGCTTTAGTTAACTTGTCAGGTTCTATCTTTTGTAATTCTTTTACAAGATAGTCTGGTACTTTTAATGCTTTTCTACTTTTAGCAAAAGCACCTAATCCTAATGTCATATAGTTTGCAGGATCTAAAAACAATGCTTTACCTGCGTCTAATACACCTGACACAACATTAAATGTTCTAGTGTTAGGTTCTGCAACTTGCAATGCTAATGATCTACCAAGCGATATTGGTGCAGTTCCGTATTGACTTGTGATTGTAAAGTTTTCATTACCCTCTTGCATTTGTCTATCTATAGTTGTTATTGGTGTACCAAGATAATTTTGTATAATTGATTGCGCTCTGCCTTCGTCAAAACCACTACGTATCATGTATTGGTATTCGTCATAAAACTTTGACTGTGGATTAGCAGGATCAAATACTTCTGATTGTGGTAAAAATCCTTCACCTAAATTAACTTTTTTACCTTTGTTTAATTCACCAATAAGTTGTTTAACAGTAGATTTACCTGACTGTCTATATGCTTCACTAAATGTAAGTGTTTCTGCTTTATCACCAAACGTTGCAGCAATAAAAGAGTTAATAGGTCTATCTATTGTTGTTCTATATAAATCTTCTAAACCTAAAAATCCTAAACGTACACCTGCCTGTATAGGATCAAATACTCTATCTAATATTGTTTTGCTATTTGATTGCGCAATCATTTTAGATATATCTTCTAATACTGTTGCTTCTGGTTTAACCTGTAATGTTGTTAATGCTGTAATAACATCTGGTGAAAAATTAGGATACGCTTGTGAAATAGAACTTGCACGCATAGCGTCTTCTTTAGTTATAGATTGTTTAGCACGTTTGTATGTTGCTTGTCTACGTTGTAGTTCTTTATAAAACTCTTGCTCTTGTGCAGGATTATCTCTATGAAATTCTGCCATTAGAGATTACGCTGCGTTCTACCTATCTGCCTATCAGAAGCAAACTTTAGTAAACCTAAAAGTTCTGCAGTAGGATTAACTTCTGCCATTGCACGTATTAACATAACATCATCAGGTTCTAAGAATTGATCTTCCATTGGTGGACGTGTGTAAGCATTTAGGTCATCTTGTCCTGGTGCAAATACATCTGCTACACCAGGTTCTACTCCACCTAATTGTTGTGGTGCTTGTTGTGGAGGTGCAGCAAATGTAGTTTGTGGTTGTTCTACATTGCCTTCTCTTACTTGTTCTACAAGCTCTTGTTCTTCACCTGCAGATTCTGTAATCATACCTCTAACATCTTCTATGCTAGGTGCTACACCGTCTGTTCTTCTTGCAAGTTTTCCAGGACCGCTAACAGCAGCAGGTCTCTTTACTCCACCTCTTCTGCCACGTTCTCTGCTACTACCAATCGCCATTTATGTCTCCCTGTTGTCCAAAAAATATTATAAGTCCATTAGGTATATATTGAACAATCATGCCTTGTGGCATAGGTGATAATTCTGGTTCTTCAATATATATCTCATCTTCGTGATCAGCTATTGCTTCTTCTGTTCTTTGCCATACA